TAGGACTAAAGTCCCGTCCTTCGTCAGCCGCTTGCGCCATCGCCAATACATCCGCTTCAGTTAGGTTGTTTGAATCTGCCATTTGACCCTTTCTTACACTTTTCGGTAGGGAGTCATTCTACCTAAAGGTTAGTCGGCTACTGGTTCATCCGATCCATCCCCATAGCCTGGGACGGCGGAGTTAAGTTTTTGGGTTGCGAGCGATTCTAAGGTCGCTACACAACCACGGAAACCTTTAGCATACCCACAAGCGTCTGCAAGTGCCTCTGCTTTCTTCATTACTGCAGAGCCGTTTTGACGCAGTGTTAAGTTGAGCAAAATCAAACTCAGCTTCTGTCCAGTTGGAGTTGACAAGAATCCCGTCCACGCCTTCTCGTCCTCATCTTCCCATTTTGGTTCGTTGACCCATTCTTGGTTGCAAATGAACGCCAATGCTGCTTTTAGTTTTCTCATAGCTTTATTGCCCAAGAATCACCTTGGAATAGCGTATAGTCCTTTTGTCCTATTTCCTCTAGCAAGGCTTTCTTGATTGACTCCCAACTCCAATCGTGACCAGCCATAATACCGCCTTCTTTAAGCTTCTTTCTCCAACCCTTTAGGTCTGCCAGCACGCCTTCGTATCTGTGATCTCCGTCAATATAGATTAAATCACAAGAGCCATCCTCGACAAATTCAAGTGCATCCAGGCTCTTTCCACGACTAAACATCACATTCTTTAAGCCACTTGTGCGCTCTTGGAAGGCATCAAATACAAACTTCATCGGGCATTGTTGACTTGCCCTATCGTTAATATCATACCCATTAAGCCACGGATCTACCGCTAAAACATCCTTAAAATGTTTGGCTATGACTACTGTTCCCTCGCCACTATACGCGCCAATCTCGATTGCCTTACCAGTTGCACCCTGCTCGTTAGCCCACTCACAAAGATGTTTTAAGCCTTCCGCTTGGAAGGCATCCCGCATTACAGGTACTTTCAAGCAGCCATCGGTGCTGGTGCTTGGCCTTGGATTGCTTCTGGAGGCAACTGTTGTGCCTGCTGTTGCATTTGAGCCTTACCTGCATCACGAAGCTGTTTCTGGATAGCGCGGGATGTATTTGGGTCAACCTGTTCCAAGGCTGCCAAGTGCTGTTGTAAATGTGCCATTAGAACTTGCATTGCGCTCTGATCGACCTGCTGTTGCCGCTGTTGAGCCGCTTGGTTAAACGCGAAGAGAACGGATATATGCGCTTTGTGATCATCGCTAGGCTTGATCGCGACTGGGAATCCAGTTGCAAGCATAGTCGCGATTTCAGTCGCTTGATCTTCAGCTTGATCGCCAGAGGCTGCGTTTGGATCTTGGAAGAGCCTGCGGACCAACGATGGATCGTCTTGTTCAAGCACTGACTTTACCAGTTCGCCTTGGTTCACGAAAGGATTATTTTGGAACATAGCCATACGGCTAACTGCCTTCTGCAACGCAAACTGACGGTTAATAAAGTCAAGTCCACCCTTGGGTTCAATCGAATACTCATCGTGGATACCTTCGGGTGGCATTGCGCCAGTTTCTTCCGCATAGCGATACATCAAGTCTTTCTTGTTGTACTGAGTGTAAAGTGACCAGCACTGTTTGAATAGATGGGCAAGACCCATTCGGAACATACGATTGCGTAAATCACCAGAAGCAGCAGACTGCGCCTGCAACGCTTGAATCTCGGTGGCAGTTTTGCGATCCGATACCTGGAACTGCGATCCAGAACCAAAGTCTGGATTGCCCATTCGCTGTTCTGAAAGCAGACGCTCCTCTAGCATCAACTTCTGGAAGTCGAATGGAGGTTGGCTGAACTGAACTGGTTTTAAGCCTTGTGGCAGAATCTGCCCAGGCTGCATTTTCAAGTTCGATGTGTTCAGCGAGATAGGATTCTGTGCTTCAAAGACGGGGCGGTTGGCAAGCTCCACGTAGTCGCTTAGGGAATTTTTGAGCTTATTTAAGAGGTTCTCATTCGGGAGGAGGATCTCGGCCACACCTCTTGGACTATACCAACCGCCGCCCGTAACTTCATACGGAAAATCTACGAAAGGAGGTTCACCGTGACGATACGGCAATGTGAAAGGCTTGCGGACATCTTCGGTTACTACAAGCGGACTGTACGTTTCGACCTTCCATCCGTCTTCAGAAGGTGTGTACATTTCCCAAAGAATAATGCGATCATTCTCAGCTTCTTGAGTAATTCCCTCACGTCTATAAATCTCGTCTTGAATCTCACTTCGTAAGCCCACCGATTTGGAGGGTTTACCAGAAATTGTTTTGATAAATTCCTCATCCTGCTTGTACAAGGGATTTGCCTTATAGGAGTCGATACTTGTCGAGATGATGTGAACGATGAAATCTGCATCTTTGAACTCCTTGGTGTAGGAAGGAACAATAATATGGAAAGGATCAATGGCCTCAAAGTCAATGCGTTTCTTGTCATCGTTCCATATAATCTTTGCCACGCCTCGTCCGTAGAGGAGGATGTGGTCAATTACGGAAACAATCTCTTTCTGAAAATTGGTACGCTCGCGCATATTGTAATCAAACCAACGCTCGGCTGATACGGTCAGCGGAGTCAACTGCTGACGCATAGGAACGAAGCTGGAAAGAATGTCGTTGCCAATTGCGCTATTTACGAAGGAAGGCTTTAGCTTCTCAATCGCTGTGTCGATTAGCTGAACGTGCAGGTCGGCTGCTGTGGGCCAAGGCTTGACCTTTCGGCGCACACCAAAGTAGCGAGCTTGGTAAAACAGCCGTTGACGATTCTCCCAAGTCTCGCGCTGGTTGAGCGAATCAATGATCCGAGAATAATATTCTGTTCTGCGTGTATCTTTAGCGTTCATTTGTTGCGCTCCACTTTAAGTTCGTATGAAAGGTCGTTGACGGCATTCAAAGCTTTTCTTGCCCATTCGCGTGTGCCAGGTGTGCCTCTACGAATCTCGTTGTAGTTTTGATCTTTCATCAGTTCTTCAACTACCCCCGTTGTGTGGGTCACTGGTGTCGTTGTTGCGCAACCACCAAGACTCACCACGCAAATCACGCTCAATAGCTTCGCGATTGCTGCGCCACTCGCCTTCGATGTTGTTAACCCGCTTCTCACGCCACGCTGGGATGAGGCGAAGGATTGATGCGATGAGATTAAATATCGCACCGATCACTTAATGTTATTTAATGTTCAGCCCAATCGTCTTTAGAAAATTAACGATCTTTTCCAAGAACGAATCGTCTGCTGGTGTCGGTGTAAGTTTAACAATGATGCGTGCAGCAAGAACGATGCCACCAACAGCGGCTACGATCTCTTGCCAATTTGCAGTAATCCAATTCCAAATATTCATAGTTTTATCCTCCTGCGTCAAATCCAGCCATAACGGGGTCGTGTGCCACCATTAAGTCTTGAAGTGACTTCCAAGTTGGACGTTCTATTTGGAAAGTCAAGTCAAGACCGATATTTGTACTGCTAAGGCATAGGGCTAGTGCATCAGCCCTATCGGGTGAGGCTATGCCTCTGGCACGCATTGAGTCCTTAGACTCCACGCCTAGCTTGCCCTTGCTGTTGGTGATTGTACGCCTGCAAGTCAATTGCGCTGTCAAATCCTCATCCTCTGGCAATATAATCTCAGCATCCTCAATCTTCTTTGCCATCCCATACCACATCTCGGCAGACCGATTGGTATAGGCGTTGTTATCATACGCCGTAGCCCCAAAGTTCACCCTATTGACTACCCAGCCAGACTCGGCCAAGGCATCGCACATAACCATACCCATACCACTCGCGTCAGCATAGATGTTGTTAGCTTCCAGGCCAGCCTTCTTAAACTCGACTATAAACCTGCCTACGGCTGCCATCGTGTCCTTTTCACGCCAAGCAATCATAGGCAGAATCTTGTTGCCATCGCTGATACAAATGACGTTTTGATCGCCTCCTGCCGCAAAGTCAACGCCTGCTATGCGTACACCTGGTCTGAATCGGGGTGGCGTGTTATGGCAGTTCTGTAATTGGGTGAGGTTGATGACCAAGCTTTCCAGCCCTATGTCCACAAACTCTCCGTATATCATAGAGCGAGTCAGAGGATGCTTCTCTCCGTAACGCTGGATTACCTCATCAATCTGAGCTTGGGTTATGTGTGGGCAATCAAACGCTGTGACAGCGTGCTTAGACCACATATTAGCTTCCTTGGTAAAGGCTCGATAGAATGCACCGCTAGTACCGCCAGGGCTGGAAGCGATTAGCAGGCGGGTTGGTTGACATCGGCTAATGGCCTCAAACAGCGGGTCTGCGACAGTCTTGGCTTCGTCAACGACCATTAGCAAAGGATGGTATTCGTGATCCTCGGCGTGCCAACCTTCAGCCCGTCCTGGGTCGGTGGCTGAGTAGCCTATGATGCGCGATGTGTTGCCGTTTGCGTGTAGGTAGCGGATCTCGCCAGATGTGACCTCCCACGCGCCACCAAGCTTGGCAATGTGATTGCGCAGGCTAGGCCAAAGCTGACTTTCGACTTGGCGGAAAACGCCTGCGGTTGTTACGGCAATCGAGCGTGGAAAAACTAGCGCGTGCCATATTAAAATGGATGCGATAACGGTGCTTGTCTTGCCAGAGCCGTTGGCTGCACGCAGGGCTACGCGACAGTCTCTTTGCTCTAAATCACGCAATACCTTTCTTTGCCAATCATAAAGATTGATGCCCAATACGTTAGCAGCGAATGCAGATGGTTTAGATAGGTCTTCGAGTATCTCGTCTTGGCTACGCTTGGGAGGCTTTGGCATAGGTGATGTTTAAGACCTCTTTTTGTTTTGAGCCAGAATAATTTGGGGGGGTTTATGCGTATTAAATGGTGGCTGGGGGCTCGGAGGGTGGCGTGGTGGTGTACTTGGCAAGGCTTTCTTTCCTTGGCTTTCTCCTTCTCATTGCTCTATGCCTAGTCTTTACAGATTTTTCTAGCGTTGGAGTGACAATAGTTTGCGTGCTATCTGTCGCACAATAGCTATTGTCTCGAATTGGTAGTGCCGTTTTCACCTCAACTGCTTTTGCGTCAATCACTTGTGACTTCTTCTTCATCGCAATACCCGCAAGCAACTGAGCCAGATTCCCGCCTATGTTATGCGTCACGTCTTGCGCAACTTGCAGGCGGGCAGATGGTTGCGCATAACCATACACTCTCTCGCTCATCCACGCCTTAGCCTGCCAGCTTTTCGCGCCTGCTAGTTCTATATCACGCAAGAGAGACAATTCGTGCCTTTTTCTGGCTGTCTCCACTCGCTTGGCGAATTCTGGTTTACGCTGCGCCCACGTTCTAATTGTGGAGGGGTTCACGCCTACAAGCGCACCCGCTTTTTCTAATGTAAATCCACTCCCGCAAGCTGCCACTATCTCATCCGCAATCTTATCTGAAAATATCTCGCGCCCGTTCTTTGCCTTTTCGGGTGCGGTTGGAGTTCCGCTTAGTTCATCCATAAGGTCAACTTATATCATCAAATGAACGAAAAGAAAGTATGGACAATGCGAACCGCTGGCATTATCTTGTTCAAATGAATAACACAAACACAAGTGAAGCGAGTGCGCTTAAAGTCACTCGCAAAAATGGCGTGGATATATTGGAGTTATACAACGGCACAATCCTTGCGACTCAAACCCTCAGAAAGGAAATGATAGTTGAGGAAAGCGCAGGCGGTACGATTATTCAAAAATACAAGTTGGGAGTAAAGGGAAGCGTAAGAATCCAAAAAGACGGCAGCGGTTGTTGGGAAATAGAATCCACGAATGACGATGGATACGGCGAGGGTTCGCTTTTCGTGGAGAATATGGAAGTTGTCGATTTTGACGGCGCGTTTGACCTGCCGAATAATATTAAAAAGATTCTGAAAACGTTGGGCTATGCGCTCAACTGGTAAACATAGGAGAATATAAAAATGACTGAATTCATCCTTATCTCTCTCCTCCTCTCTCCCTGCGCCGTATTTATGGCGATGGGATATTTTGGTAAAAACTAATAAAGAAAGGAAACACATATTATGAGTAAATCATCAGCGAAAATCCTAGGTTGGAACGATGCTAAGCCGCTCTTTCATTTAACTAGGAGTAGCTCAAATGAAAAAACTGGTCCGATTCCAGTTTCAACCTCTCCCGCTTCTACTTGTCCCGATTCCTGCCCTTTAAAGGGAAACGGCTGCATGGTAATTGGGCCTTTTAAGTGGCATTGGGACAAAGTCTCAAGGGGAGAAAGAGGAGGCGCGTGGGAAGTATTCTTAGATGAACTGCGCACTCTCCCAAGGGGTCAACTTTGGAGACATAACCAGGCGGGTGACCTTCCTGGTGATAACGAGGAGATTCTACCAGAATTCCTTAAAGACTTGGTCAATGCAAACCAAGGGCGCAAGGGATTTACCTACACCCATAAACCAGTATTGAGCGAGCAGGCAGGGCCAGTAGAAAGCAATCGTGCAGCGATTAAGGAAGCAAACGCGCAGGGGTTCACAATTAATCTTAGTGCGAATGGATTAAACCACGCTGATAAGCTGGCAGCCCTTGGCATAGGACCAGTTTGCACGATTCTGCCCGATCAGAATCCAGTAAACCGCGTGACCCCACAAGGGCGCAAGGTTGTCATATGTCCTGCTCAAACGCGCGATAATACTACTTGCGCGAGTTGCGGACTATGCCAGCGCGCGGACCGCTCAGTCATCGTGGGGTTCATGCCTCATGGTTCGCAGCAAAAGAAAGCTTTGGAGATTGCGAGGGCAAACTAGATGACATACTACGCCGTATATAATTCAATAGGACAATTCCAGGCACGCTTTTTGACATGGAAACGCGCGTTACGTTGGGCCATTCGTGAAGGCATGGAATGGACCGCAGTAATTAGAAAGGAGGTTCAGTCATGAACTGCCCCCAAATTTACACCCTTGGCCTGCTCCACGGCGGACTCCTGCTCGCGTTCGTATGGTTGGTATGGCCTAAGAACAAGCGCAAGTAAGTCTTCCCTTGTCTTCCCTCCTAGCACGAGGGAAGCAAAGGTAAGATCCGATAGGGTCAACCTAATAAACGGCAGCGCAGTCCTAGTGATTGCGCGAATGAAAAAAGAAAGAAAAGACATTATGACAATAAAAGAAAAAGCAGAAAAAAGAATCATCGCAGAACTTGAGCCAGTGGATTTAGAGCAACTCTATCGGGATATGCTCGATGAGTGCGAGCCAGAAGTGAAAGTGGCGGGGCTTTCTTTTTGTGCTTCTCGCATCGTGGAGGAGCTTGACCCCGTGGCATTCCGCTGCGGTGTGAATGATTATGCGGATAGTTTAGTCAACGATAGTATTACTGAAGAGATTAACGGCAATCATTATGACTATAGGGAGGCTGAAGGCATAGTTGAAGAAGTGGAAGCAGAAGAAGAGGAATTAGAGAACGCCTAGTCTTTAGAGTTTGCCAAGTTCAACCCTTGGCAACTCATTACCTACCGCGCCCATAAACGGCAGCGCAGGCATTAAACCTTTACAATAAACGGCAGCGCAGCCTATAAGGAGCGTATAAAAATATGACAGAAGACGAAATTATTAAAGCGTACCTTTCGCGCCTGGGGCGTAAGGGCGGGAGCGTAAAAGGATCTTGCAAGGCTCGCAAGCTTTCGCGGGAGCATTACCAAACGGTAGCCCAGGCACAACGGGAGCGTTGGCAAAAGTGGCGGACCGAAAACGGTAGGCCAGCCATCAAACGGTAGTTTGGTGAGTGTTGACGGGAGCGTCAGCCTAACGACCAATACTGCAACAGCAGGCTTTGTTTCCTAGCTCCTCAACCTTAAATCTTACAACTGGAAGGTCGGGAGCATCAGCCTTACTGCAAAGACGCTTTCTAGGGGCATCCTTGCTCGATTTTGAGGCATTGTGGCGTGTCTTTTTGGATACCTTTGCCATATTACCAGTTTTTACAACTCCAATGCCTAGCTGTCAGCTTACCAGGAGGCTTGCTATCACACCCGTGCCTAGCCCTAAAGCTACGCCTGCGGTCTGGATTGCTCTTCTTGATGGTCATCTTGGGATCGCCGTAGCGGATGGTCTTGCTTTCACCACCCTGGCAGGCACGCACCACAAACTTCTTTGGTCCTCCAGGTGTACGCCTGGGGCTGTTGCAAGGCAGTTCTCTAGGATTCATCATCTACCTCATCGGTATCCCAAACGCTAGGGCAGGCATCGTGGAGCGATTGTAGTGCCTTCTGGTGGCTCTCAAAGAATCCAGACAGCCGCTTGACCTGCTCTGTAAGGCTAGTCCATTGCACTTCGAATACTTCATAGGAGCAGTTCGCATTCATATCATCTACCAATTGGCCTAGCAAGCGTAGAACGCCGTGTAGCTGGGCGTTCTCTCTCTGAAGCAAGGCAATAAACTTATGTGCCACCTTCAGTTGCTCTCTATCGTGGTTCAAACCCACCCTTCTTGGCCTTCATCATACGCCATACTTTAGGCTTGATGGTGCTTTTAGACTTAGGGCGGCTAGTGCCAGCCTTGCGGCGAGCGTTAATGTTCGCATACAATCCAGGCTTACTGTTGTTCATTTCACGATTGTACCACACCCACCACCTTATCACCAACTCCGTCTAGGCAGGTGTGAGGGTGTGCGAGCCAGCCCAGCCCAGCCTTGTTTGTTCATTTTGAAGAACGCTACGGAAATAGCGTAGCGTAGTAGGGACAGGACGGACTAAGGAGTCCTGTTCCTACTTTTCCTTCGCGAAATATATTTATATATATATAAGGGTCTGACTGCTCTATAAATGATAGTAACTTGAAAGTAGATTAGAAAGTAGTC